TGCCAATGTTTCGCCCTACTGTATGCGTAATTCAGCAGGAGTGGAGTATCCACCAAAAACAACGGCAAGCCAGATCACAAGTTAAGGTGTGGTCACCCATCCTGGAGGGATGGTGGCGCAAGCTATTTGGCAAACCGAATGTGCCTCCAGCCATTCAGAGTCGTGCCAGGGAACAATTGACAATGTTTGACGATGAGGACCTGGACATGACTTGTGAAGGTTTGCAAGCACCTGGTGTGGAGGTTGTTGACCCATCAGGTGAAATGAAACAACGAGGTCACAACAAACCACGTGTGCGATGTCGGCAACGTGGTGACCGATATGCCGCGGCAGTAGCAAAGGAGGCCCGTGTTGAATTTGGTCTCATGGAACGCACAAAAGCGAACAGATTAATTGTCCGCAAATTTGTACGGGATTATATGAGGCAACATGACCACCGAACATCTCACATCATGCGGGACATAGAGCTGTGTGTAGACATGGTTTTCACACCCACAGAGTATGATATAGAGAGGAAGCAACGACTGGCTGCAGAGGCGGTAATTAGAAGGCATGAGGATGTCAAGAGGGATTTTGGGCGACCAGGATTCTTCAGACGGCTCATGGGGGAACGCTCTAGGGCGGTCCCCGACTTCCGGGAGGATTGAGGGGGCCTAGAGGTGAAGCAGGGTACGGAGACCAGGAGCACATTAACGCAACTAGATGTGAAGAAAAGATATTGGAAAGCTTTTGGTCGAAGAAATGTACCAGTGTTGACTGCTAAACCCTCAGGCCGCCCTCCAAAGTCCAGAAGAGTCTACAACCTGCTCAGTTGTGGAACCGACACCTCTTTTGGCGTCCATAATTCAAGTCTTACCAACACCATGAGGGGTTTGATAGAACGGGTGTATTTAGTTAATACATCAGGAGACTTTGCTCCACCCGTCAAACCCATGAAAGCGTTATTTGAATCCAGAATGCAAGAGTTCAAAAGCGCCCTGATGAAGGAGTGTGCGTTCACCGGAGGATTTCGACAAATTTCAAGACAGGAGTTTGTTGATTGTTACCGCGGTCGACGTCGCACTCTGTATCAGAATGCTGCTGACTCATTGGAAGTCCAGCCAATACGCAGGAAGGATGCAGATCTCAAAACGTTTGTAAAGGCAGAAAAGATAAATTTTACCGCAAAGGGCGATCCCGCCCCACGGGTAATTCAGCCTCGAGATCCAAGGTATAACGTGGAAGTTGGGAGGTACTTGAAGAAGGTCGAGCACACAATATACAGAGCAATAGCAGCTGTGATGAAGAGGTATTCGTGTGAAGGCTGGAATGTGACTGTAAACAAGGGATTGAATGCCCGCGAGACGGCAGAACTGATAGTTGGGAAATTCAGGAAGTATCGTAGGCCGGTGGCGATTGGCTTGGACGCTTCTCGGTTTGACCAACATGTTAGTGATGTCGCCCTGCGATGGGAACATTCGGTGTATAATGGGTTATTTAATGATCCATATCTGGCAAAACTTCTCACATGGCAGGTGAGAAACAGGGGTCATGCATATTGCCTCGACGGCAAAATCAAATACGAAGTGCTTGGTTGTCGAATGAGTGGTGATATGAATACGGCACTTGGAAACTGCCTGCTAATGTGTGGTATGGTGTATTCTTACATGAGGACAAAGGGAGTTAAATACGACCTTGTAAACAATGGTGATGACTGCGTTCTAATTTTGGAGTCAAGTGGGATTAAACTGCTTGATGATCTCCCTAGTTGGTTTTCGCAAATGGGCTTCACCATGAAGGTTGAAACCCCTGTCTTTGAAATAGAGCACATTGAATTTTGTCAGGCACAACCTTGTTATGATGGTCACCACTGGGTTATGGTTAGAAATCCATTGGTTTGCCTAGCAAAGGATTTGATAACTGTTAAGAATGTAAGTGATATCAAGTCGTGGAATAGGGCGAGAAACTCAATCGGGTTGTGTGGTCAGGCTTTGGCCGGGAACATACCCGTGTATGGAGAGTTTTACAAATTGTTAACCCGAGATGCAGGGGATAAAATATTCAACGACGAATTGAGCTCTGGTATGCAATTCATGAGTCTACGCATGAATCAGATCGGTAGGGTGCATTACCTAGCACGGGTATCATTTTACAATGCATTCGGCATTCTTCCAGACATGCAGGTGGAAATGGAAAAGGAGTATGCAACATTCAAACCACAGTGGCAATCGCCCATTCCAGTTGATAAACACTTTACCACGATTTATCAAAGCAAATATATAACAAATGACTAAGAATAACAAGAATAAGAAGGCTAATAAAGCCACAAAGAGGGAAATCTCAGCAATGGGAAAAGCAATCCGAGCCCTAGGCTCAGCAGGGGGAGGACTGGTAGGTGGGTCGATTGGAGCTCCAATGGCTGGCTCAGTGGTTGGAAACAACTTAGGCGCTGCAATCAGCAAATGGTTGGGTTTTGGGGATTATGAAGTATCACAAAATTCAATCGTGAAGAGAGCGGCCTCGGGGATCCCCATGATGCACAAGGAGGGACAAACAGTAGTGATACGCCACAAGGAATTCCTTGGGCAAATTGCTGGTTCAACCAATTTTACCGTGCAACATGAATTTCCAATCAACCCTGGTCTTTCGGTCACATTTCCTTGGCTCAGCAACATAGCTAAACAATTCCAGGAATATAAAATAAGAGGACTGGTGTTCCACTACATTCCCACAAGTGGCACAGCAATATCCTCCACCAGTGCAGCATTGGGGTCCGTCATGTTTCAAACAACATATAGGACCACAGACACTGCACCAACGTCTAAGATAGAACTGCTCAACGAGTATTGGGCTAATGAGGTTGTTCCATTTGAAACAGCCGCTCACCCGTTGGAGTGTGATCCTAAGGAAAATCCTTTTGAGGTCCATTATGTCAGGACTGGTGACGTTGGGACAAGTGACTTGTTGTTGTACGATATGGGGAGAACATTTGTTGCCACCTCGGGCATGCAGGGAACAAACATTGTAGGGGACCTGTGGGTTACCTACGAGATAGAACTAAAGAAACCACTGGTTAGCTCTGACGCTACCTCCAATTCAGGTTCATTGACAGGCGTTTTCATTAATGGCACGTACTCAACTTCTGACTACTTTAATGGCTCCCTCAGTACTTTTGGAAGGTTGCCCGTGACATTGAGTGGACGCGTCATCACATTTGAAAAGGGAATAAAGGCAGGACGATACATCATTGATGTTTCACTCGTTTCCGATCCCGGAGCGAGGTTTACGGGGGGCATCATATTTGATGGCCCTGCCTCGTTTGTAAACTGCACCAATGCCCCAATTGATCATGATGGCGGAAACCTGCACATTGGAGTTGCGGAGTCTGTAGCAACCGATATGACTAACTTGACCTACAGGACTGCTGTAAACATTGTGGACCCATCTTTGGTAGCCACGGTAACCATACCTGCAGCCACAATTGGTGGAGGAACCATCCTCGGAACCAGTTTCGGTGTAGTGTATGCTTCGTATCTATCATAGATGCAGTCGATTTTCCATCTGCTCGTATGTATATTGTGTATGTAGACTAGTGGGGTGTCTTGGAAGTGAGCATCCTGCTATAGTGATCTGTACTAGGTGTTAACCCCCTAAACAGGATAAGGGTATAGTGCCCCCTGGAAAGCACAAGGCTGGTAACCTTGACACTTGTCACACTATGGGGTTAGTGTGAGATCACAAATAAAATCACATCCCACGCATGCACGGCATGAATGGACGGTTGTTGGCAAGGCTCGGGCATTGAATAATAGAGTACTACCAACGGCGACACAAACC